ATTAACTTGATGAAATACTCGAGTTAATCATTAAACGGCTTAAAATTGGATTTCGTCTAATTTAACCTTTCTTTAAGTTTAATTAGGCTATAATTATAATATAACAACAGAAGGAGAAGCTTATGTTTAAGCATATTAAGATGTCTGGCAAGACTAAACTAACTAATGTAGATGAGGCTATGGTGCAGATGCATACTGTGGATATTCGTATCGATAGAGTATATGCACTTACTGGAGAGTTTGAACTTCACGAGGATAGTAAAGTACATAGAGACAAGCACGAAATCTATCCAGATGAAAATGGTACGTTTGTACTGCTACCTGGTACATTATATCAGTTTGATACAGTACATAAAGTAGAGATGGCTCAGAATGAGTGTGGCTGGATTATTGGTCGTTCAACTCTTCAGCGTAACGGAGTAATAGTTCAGAGCGCTCTATATGACGCAGGATACAAAGGAGGTGTTAACGGAACTATTTTCAATACTACCCCTTGGGCAGCTAAGATAGCTAAAGGTGCAAGAGTAGGGCAGTTCATGCTTGCTCAAGCTGATACATACAAACTATATGAAGGAGATTACAATGAACAATAAGAAAGCAGCAGCTGACCTTGGATGGTCACTTGAAAGAGTAGAGAAGGCATACTTTGAATATAAAGAGCTTAAAGCGTTTAAAGCTGATGGTAATGTGTTCGAGACTGGTCAGGAGATTACCGAAGATGCTCATAGACTTATGAGATGGTTAGTTGAGCAGAAGCTAAAAGAGGCATTCGCTCTGATGCTCATCAAGGAAGATGATAACACAGCAGAGACACCTAAGCGAATAGCTAAAGTGTGGTGTGGCGATAGCTTAGCTTGCGATACAGAGCTTGGTGGTGGTAGATTCAGTAAGCCTGTACGATTACCTAAATTCCCTAATAACAATGGGAGCAACTGGATTACTAAAGAGGTTAGAATTATCTCTACCTGCAGTCATCACTTTCTACCTTTTGTAGGTAAGGCTGTCATCAAGTATAAACCTAACGACTTTGTATTAGGTATCAGCAAGCTTCAGAGGTTAGCTAACTATATAGGTAATAGATTCCACTTGCAAGAGGACCTCACTGTTCAGCTGCATAGAATTATCAAAGAGGCTGCCGATGTACCTGATGATCACGTTCAGGTAACTATTGAAGCTGCTCACAGCTGTGAGATGTATAGAGGCGTAAAAAACCAAGATTGTATGTTTACTACGGAGGTGTAAGATGAACTTGATTAGTGGAGAAGCTATTAGAGCTTATAAACCTTTTCTATATCCTGAAGCGTATGATAGATACATTCAACATCAATCAGCTCACTGGACTAAGGACGAGATTCCGATGGGTGAGGATGTTAAAGACTGGGCTAAGCTCAGTTCTGACGAGCAGGAGTTTATCAAAGCTATCTTCCTTCTATTTACTCAAAACGATGTTCAGGTAGGTAGTGGTTACGATGTTATGCTTAGATTGTTTAAACCTACAGAAGTTCAAATGATGCTTCGTAATCAAGCAGATAGAGAGAATATCCATATCGATGCTTATAGCTATCTATTAGATACTCTCGGTTTTGATGAATCTATCTATGCTGAGTTTAAGGGCATTCCTGAATTATCTGAGAAGCTTGAATATGTAGAAGCTGCCAAGGTTAAGAAGTTTGAAGACTATCACGCAGAGATTGTTGACGAGCTTGGATTAGCTATAACTAAAGTAAGTGAAGAGGATATAGAATCTGAGATTGATTATCGTTTCCGTAGAGATGTAGCTTATATGCTTGCTGTGTATGCAGGATTGGTTGAGGGAGTTAGTTTGTTCGGTCAGTTTGCTATGCTACTTAACTATCAGAGATTTAACTTGCTGCCTGGTATGTGTCAAGTAGTAGCTTGGTCTATTCGAGATGAGGAAATGCACGTTCAGAACAATAGCTGGCTATTTACTACTTACATCAAGGAGAATCCAGACATCTGGACAGATGACCTTAAGTCGAGTATCTATGAAGCAGCTCGTCAAATTGTAAAGCAGGAGAAGAAATATATTGACTATGTTTTTTCGAGAGGATTAACTAAGGGTATCAGCAAGCAAGATATGTATATGTACATTGAATATATAGCTGATAGAAGGTTACAAGGTTTGAATCTGAAGGCTAACTGGGGACAAGAGATTAATCCTTTCCCTTGGATGGAAGAGCTATTAAATACTCCTGAGTTCGGTAACTTCTTTGAAACAAGAGTTACCGAATATACCAAAGGTAGAACTCAGGGTACTTGGGAGGAGGTTAGAGTTAACCTTTAATAAGAGACGACATTATTGTCCGCATCTACAAGACCGTAGAACTGGTGCCTTGTACCAGTTGAATCGTGTATAAGATCAGATGTGACCCCATTTCCATCATCAGTGTCAGTTGTGTCACTTAGGCATTTTCCGCCGATTACGGAAATGAAGCTTGCTCCGATTGGATGAAGATGGGCAATGCAGTTTGATTTGTTTTTGTCGAATATCGGGTTGTGGATAGACACATTGCACCCGTCACCAACAAAGTAATCGTAATACTTATTATCGTCCCCCCGCTGGCCGTTTCCTACAACCTGCATATTCGACTGTATATTGCACAAGCTTTCTGCTTGTAGGCCCATTTTCCCAGTGCCTTGGCATTGACCTTTCAACTTAGTGTTTGCGCCGTTTGCTTTGATTGCTGAATTTCCACCGATTGAATTCATGGTCACTTCAGTTGGCTCTGATAGCCTATATACAGACACCGTATCTCCATCGCTCACGTCGTTCGGTAATGGTGTAATAAACAATGTATCTATTAATGTTGACACACCTGTTGCTGTAACCGTTTGTGTTCCAATTGTTATCGTTTGTCCTTCATGTACCTTCACGTCAGACTCCAGCACACTCGTAAGTTTGATCTCTGTAGCCCCAGCTGCAAAGTTGCCGTCAAGTGTGTAGATCCTAATGTCCCCAGTCAAATAACACGGTGAATAACCATCGATAGGCATTTCTACATTAACTCCGCTTATCGTGCCACCTCTTGAATACTCATATCTAAACGGAGAGTTTCCTCCTACTGAATACAGTGAGTGTGCGAAGCAATATTCCTCCTCAATAGAGGATTGCACATAGTCAAAAGCATCAACATGCCCAAGTTTTACGTTCCCATTTACGCCAGTCAGCCTACATCCTTTCTTTTTGCCATTTGTCGATGTTAGCGTCATCCCATCGACGATCAGGTCAATTTCCAATTGATGTTGCACAAATACGTCTGTCCCGCTATATTTATCCCACTTCGATGTACCCCTACCAGACACAAGTACTGTTTCTGACGATGAATCTACGTCACCGATGTCTGTTGATGATATATGACCTATGCGAAGCCCTTTGAATATATTGTCTTTAACGCTATCTTCAGCATACTTGTTAATATTATCTCCAGGCAGTACAAGTAATGCCCATGTGTTTTGTGTGATTCTAAAATCGGAAACTGACATATTCCACGTCGATGATAACACAACACCGACATTACAGTTTTCAATATCACCGATAATATCAACATCGATATTATTTGGGTGATATGTTTTTATGGGCTCTTCTTCTGGGTTTGCATTGGAATTGTATCCACCCCAATGAGCCTGATACCCGATTGAATGGCCTGTCGTATCTCCACCTTTTAGCCGAAGCTTTACTTTACCACCAGAAACATTTCCTATGGTGTTAACTGCTGGCGCAGAATCGCTGTAATCATCATCGGTACTTTGCGTACGTGTAGCCAGAATATCTATCTCGAAGTCGGTGATTTCTTGGTGCGCTTCTGTCGTGAAAAAATCACCAACTCTTACACAGTTCCCAAGATGCCCACTGTTCGCATCCCTACTCTCATAACAATGTGCTTGAATTTCCATGTTAACAACACCACTGCCGCTACCCTTTAAAACAACTGACGATTCGTTCTTGCTGTGTTTTACTCGCAACCCTGACGAATAATGCCCCGTCCCTACTAGTTTAACGCCCATAGGTATATCTATTTGTTTCGTGCAGTATCCATAAGCATCAATAAGTACAGGCAAGCCATAACGTGAAGCTGCCTCTATTGCATTTTTAATAGCTTGTGTGTCATCCGAACCACTTTTACTACTGAAATCTGCGTCGAGTTTAGCTCCAAACCATGTAGCCTTTAATAGACCGAATATGTCTCCCCTAACCCAGCCATTAAAAACGGTACCTTCATCATTCTCAGCTACCCTATTAGCATCATATTGAAATACCCCACCTCTATGTTTATCTGTAACATTACAGGTCAAATATTTGGAAGTGTCCAAAGCTAACATATCTTCAATAGTAGCTACTACTTTAGTTATTCTTAGCTTTGTGATATTCTTAATTCCACTGTGTCTTTCTTGCTGTTCAATACCTTCACCTAGCAGCAAATCCTCTTCACCTGCCAGCTGTTTCTTTATGTTCCTAACACCCATTTTGCATTTCCTTTATTAATATTGTTTTTGAACTGCTCTACATCAAAGTTAGGGCAAGTCTTGTTTGTGTGAGGACAAGCGTAGTGACCTATAATCTTATCCCAACTAATACCGTAAGTAGCTATCAATGAAGTAAGCAAGTTAGTTAATGCTTTAAACTGCTCGTCTTCGAATTGATGCTTACCAATCATACAGATACCTATATAATCTGTATTGCAGCCTCGTGCGTGAGCGCCATTACGTTTCAGTGTACGGCCAAGTTGTACATTACCATCTCGCTTAATTACGAAGTTGTACCCAATACCAGCCCAGCCTCGCTCTTTGTGCCACTTGTCGATTTCCTTGGCATCACCCCAAGTACTATCACTACAGTGAATAACTACACCTCTCCATTTACTCATGATTAGCCCTTTCATTTAGTTTAATGATTTCAGCTCTGTAGAACTTCTCGTTCCGTCTGAGCTGCTTATAACCTTTTACCATAGCTTCCAAATCTTTACCGCAGACACATAGATTCTTATCTACCTGAACTTCCACCTCCTTCACTTTAGGTAATAGCTCCAATTTAGGATGTACATAAACAGTCTTAGTACATCCAACGAACAGAAATAAAGGTAACAAACTAAGAACCAGTTTACCTGGCTTGATATCCGTAGGCTCATCTGCCTCCTCTAAAGTCTTAGCTTTCATATCTTTGATTTCACCCTCAAAATCCTTGATATCTATCTCAGCATCCTTTTCAGCATTTTCCTCGCTTAAAACCTTATTTTCGTGGCTTTTATACTTGAATAAAGCGAATAAGATAGCTGATAGAGCAGCCAAAGCTGCGATAGCTATATTCTTAATCTTATCCCATAACATTAACGCTCCTTTAAAGGTTTAGTAGTTACAACTCTTAGTACAGCAACCACTGCACCTATGCCTGTAACCACAAAGCCGTAATACTCCGGACCTATTAAGTCCTTAAACAGATGCAGGTTCGTATCTACTACACCTAATATAGCAAGTATAATAGAGAACCAAATAGTCCTACTCTTCCACCACATTATTCAAAACCTCTTCAATATTAATTGTTCCATCATCTGTAACGATATCCGTATAGCCTTTCTCTTTAAGTTTCTGCAGCTTATCTGGAGTTAAGCTGTCAGCTGTCAACTTTCCATCGTTAAGCTCCTCCGCAGCTCTATCTAAGCTAATTACTTTATAGTCGTCTGCTCCTCTACCAGCCGCTGCCCAAGCTTGCTGAAGCTGTCTTACGAGCTTCTCTTGATGAACTCTTTCATCTTTAGGTACTGCCCTCATATACTCCTGTACGCTCTTCAAGTTGAGTGGATTATCAAGTAACTTACCTGCTCTTTCTACCAAAGCTAAAGTATCAGCTATCTCGCCAGGAACCATCTTCTTAACATAGTTGAACAAGTTAGAAGCTATCTCAAACTTAGCTCTCACTACAGGGTCTGTAGTTAAGTAGCTCTGGAATCGAGGCAAGCTAATATTACCACTTACACGAGCCAAGTTTGGGTCATTCTTAAATAGCTCCGACATCTGATAGATTGTTCTCTTCAACTGCTTAGCTTTAGGAGACCTAAATTTTACACCTCTAAGCTTTGCCGCCAATTCCGGGAAGTGGATAGCTCTCATTCCTCCTTCACTACCTGCAGCATACTTATCCACAAGCTCGTTAAGCACTTGACCTTCAACCTTACCTTGCACCTTCTTAGGCAACCTACTAAGTACCTCTTCGAAAGTATCGTCGGCTACGTCTACATACTTAGTTAGTGCAGTAATCAACTTTCTATCGTTAAGTTTCTTAGCTGTCACTCTGTCGAAGTTACCATAGCTATCAGGTTTGAATTTGATGCCTAAAGCTCTAACCAACTCATTCTTCTTCATACGCTGAAACTTAGCGTATTCCTTGCGAGCTTTTTTCCACTGCTGCATCCAAGCTTCACCATCTGGCATCTGCTGAGCTACTTTATGTATCTCGTCATCAATACCTTTAAGTATACTATTTACAGCTTCATAGTCGCTTGGAGATACAAGCTTTTTGTTATACTTAAAGTCATTCACCAGCTTGCGAAGCTCCAGCAAACTATTAAAATCATCTGCCTCTGTCACGTCTCTAATCTTAGTAAGCATAGCTTCTAACTTCTCTCGAGTATCGAGGCCTTCAATATTTTTCTCTGCTATCGCTCTGAGCTTATCAAGGCCTACCTTGTTTACGTCATAATGATAATCCTCAGGTACTTGTTTAAGTCCCCAATCTTTTACCTTACCAAAGAAAGTCTGAACATCAGTAGCATAGTTATCCAAAGCTTGAACGAACTCTACAGCCGGCTTGTCGAAACTGATATCTTTTGTAGCCTTAATAAGCTGCTGAGCTCTCTGGTTAATCTGATTAGCTATAGTTGTAGAAGCTTTAGGGTGTAAAGCTGCAATAGCTTTAACTATTCCCTCTGAACCTGGTTGAGTAGTTAAGTTGGCTGCCAGAGCCTTATCTCTGATATCATCTCCTGGTAGCTCTGCTTGGTTCAAATCCTCCCACTTCTTAACTACAGCTTTAGCCTCCTCATCACTAAGGAATAAACTATCCTTCATTAGCTTATAAGCTCCTTCAGGATTGCCTCTCAGGAGGAAATCGTAAGCCTTCTTAACCGCTCTGGCTGTACCTATTCCTCCTCTAACTATACCTTGGCCAGCAACCCCAACAAGAGCATCAAATGCACCTGCATCCTTCATCTGGTTCCAGATTAGTCCTTCTTCAAGCTCCTCTTTCAAGTTGTTGGCTTGAACCAATACATCAAGACCTCTACCTGCCATAGCTCCAAGAGCCGAACCACCTACTGCACCTACTAACTTAACAGGCCAAGGACCAGGCACCTTGGCTCCAGCCCATCCTCCTGCAATAGCTCCACCTATCTCACCTTTTCTATTCACCATATCTCTCAAGAAGTCTGAAGTTATTTCGTGAACTACTCCATTATCATCCTGCATCATAAGCTGATGCGTCTCTGGGTTAATATAAGCGTTAATGTTTTGCTCTCTCAGCCTATCCACAATAATCCTATTTAGCTTCTCTACATCTGCTTGTGCCTCTGCAGCTTTCTCAGGGTCGAATAAACCCTGTACGCTTTTACCCATAGTAGAATACTTCTCGTAAATAGTTCTATAATCGGAAGATAGTTGCTCGGCTCTCATAAGCTGATTTTGCTGATATTGCTCTCCCGTCATAGTGGCCATATTGTCCATATTCTGACTATCGTCAGGTAAGCTATACTCAGGCTCTTGGTCCAAACCTTGAAGCATATCTTCTACACTCGCAGGTTGTTCTTCTACTGGCTGCTCCGTATTAGGTTGTTCTACATTAGCTGGCTGCTCACTTCCTTGCAAGCCCACCACTTGGTAAGCTAAATCTTGAGGTATGCCTCTCTCTTGAATTAGATGGTTAGCTACTTCTTCAGGTTCATATCCTTCAGATAAAGCCTCTTGAGCTTTAGCTTGTAGTGCTTGGTTTACTACTTCATCAGGATTATCTATACCTCTGTTCTCAGCTAAGTATGCTTTAATCTCATCTACTGAATAACCCTCTTTGAGGGCTTCCATTACGTCTGGTGCATGCTCTTCCATTACATTCCCTCATTTGTATTTGTTGGTAATTTAAGTCCTTGACTCTGCTTACCTGGTCCCATTCCAAGACCTTGGCCCTGACCTGGCCCCATAGGAGGTTGGCCTTGTCCAGGTATAGGAGGCTGACCTCCTTGTAGTTGTGCAGCTGTCTGGTCAAGAATCATACTGATATCGTCACTGTACTTAGACTTGAGACCTCTAACAGATAAACTTGCTGCTTTCAAGAAGCCTGCAGGATTAACTTGCATCAACATGTGACCAATAGAGCCAGACAAGAAGCTTTCAAGCATTAGCTGATTCTTCTCATCTTCATCATTGAAGCTAACCGAGCTAATTTCAATATCTACGTTAGAGAAAGCTATATCTGTAGACTCCTCAGGTATAGGAGCTACAATAATGTTACCTTCCTCATCTGTCATAGGCTCTCCTGAAGCTGGGTCTTGCACTTCTGCCCAAGCTAATTGCATTACAGGCTTTCCGTCTGGACCAAATTGACCAGACCAGATTTCCATCGGCTTATTTACCTCAATCCATTTATGCCCTTCAAACTCATCAGCTACTCTAATTACCTGATAGGCTGTATAGTATTGCTTGATGAGATTAGCTATATCCCATCCAAGCAATCTATAAAATTGCTCCACTTTCAAAGTGATGTATCTTAGAGCTACTACAGACGCATTCTGCTGCAGTTTAACTTTTCTACCTGAGTCTGAAGCATAGGCAAATCCGAGGAAGCTATCATTGATAGATAATACCCTCTGAATTCTGTCCAGTGCCTTATCTATGATAGTGTACTGATCAAGTACTTCCCTTGTCAAGTTCTCTACTCGAATACCAGCCAAGTCTTTAACAGGGATAATAGCATTAACCCTATTGAACGCATTAGTGAAGTCAGTTAGGTTATCTACTGCTCCATCCTCCACAAAGGCTTTCTGCGTATTTACCATAAGCTGAATTTTGATAAGAGCCTGATTGATAGCTTTCTGTGTCTCTTTAACCTCTCTGAATATGCCGTAGTACTCAGCTTTATTGCTCGAATGCATTTTATGTACTCTATAAGGGAATTTAACCTCCTTATAGGTAATCTCTTGCTTATCTAAGATAACATCTCCACTCCAGTAGATTGACCATGTCTTGTCGTTATCATCCTTGATTACAGTATGCACAATAAGGTAGTTATCAAATACCCTATATCGGCCTTGGAACTCATCGTTATAAGTAAAACTAAACTCAGCTTCGTCAATGTCCAAGTGATTGTAGTATGAGTCAAGCTGCGCAATTTTCTTCTCGCCAAATAACTGAACAGCTACATCTTTTGACAGCCATTTGAATCTATGTATAAACCTTGCATCGGAATAATCTTCTTTAGAACTCATAGGGTCAAGCACAACTTCGTGAGCTGGTACATGTTGAAGCTCAATACGATTAATAGGTCTACCAAACTGGTCTTTCTCATCTGTCTGAACTACATTAATGTAGCTAATCATTAACCCTGATAGCAGGCCGTCCAATTTAATCTTATCAGCTTCTGCGTCGAAGTTATTATCTCTAAACGTGTAGTCGATAAGCTCACCTAGAATACTTGCAGTAGGAATATCCGCCTGCTGCTTAGGTGTAACTTTAACTCTGTTAACTACTGTAGAGTAATAGCCGAGTAGCATTCTACCGAACATTTTGATAACGTTAAACGTCTCAGCTGGTTGACCTCTATCGTGTAAAATCTGCAGTTGATCAGTGGTATACTGTCTATTGTGATAGAGGTCCACTACTTCATTAGCTTCCCTTCTAGACTCTTCGAATGTATCGTAACCAATTTGAAAGCTATCTTTTAGAATATCTATATCTACTGTCATAGAATATCCCCTAACGGTCTTCTCTTACCTTGTTTGCTTGTAGATGAGGTAGAAGGTTCATCTACATATCGTTTGATATTGTAAATTCTTTTTCTGCGTCCTTCCGATAACGGCTCCTTGACTACCTTATGCTTAGTAGTACTTGCGTGAGTAATGATAGGAGTACCATCTTTAGTAAATCCTGTCACAATCGCAGCATGCGTGACAGGCGCATATTTACGACCACCTTTCCATGGTTTAAGATACAGTACATCTCCTGGCTGTATTTGATCGTATGATACCTTTTTACCTATTTTAGATTTAGCTTGTCCCCAAGCTGTACGAGGCAGCTTTACTCCCTTCTTAGAAAATACATTACATACTAAACCTGAACAATCTACTCCCTTATCAGTATTTCCTCCCCACTTATAAGGTACCTTTTTATGTGCCCAGTCATCAGCTAGCTTAACTACATCAGAAGCACCTTTGGAGGATGTACTAGTTCTTGTAGCTTGTGGAGCATAGTAACCATCTCCAGTTTTAGCCTTACCTGTCTTAGCTTGCTCGATATAATCGATACGCTGCTGTAGTGCATCCGCAATTTTTCTCAGCTTAGCTTGATCCGCCCCTAGTCTAATATGTGCCGAGTAAGGGTTCTTCATTGTAGCTATAGAGTCAAGCTTAGCTTCTACTTGAGACAAGGCAGTTTTAAATTGCTGCAGTACTGGGCCTGTCTGATTTCCAAGAGTACCAAAAGCCTCATTAAAACTCTTAATTTCGCTATCTGTAAGAGCCGAACCAAATAGCGCATTTCTAACGCTGTTTCTAAATGCAGCATAGGCTGATGAAGCTTCTACACCATCTACATTATCATAAATGTATTTTTTAACTTGATGCAATGTAGAATCAAGTAAACCTGTCTGCTCTGGGCTAAGTTTAGAAGCTGGGTCTCCTAGAGCTATCAGCGTTCTAATGTCATCTAGTTTCTTTTTCTCTGCTTCGCTAAACTCCACACCTTCAAGCTTCTCGATAGCTGTAAGATACTTATAAGCCTTAGTTAAATTCTCTCTTCTAGAAAAGTCAGTATTAAAGAACCCATCTTCACCACCGAACTCCTGCAACAGCTCATTGGTGTACTGCTGCGCTGCATCCAAGTCCTTCTGTTTCGAAGTTCGCTCTCTTGCACCATAAGCTGCATCAATCTCCTCCTGAGTAGCATCAGGGTGATATTTTTTATAGTCCTGAACAAATTTACCATAGGCACTAGGTGAGTACTGCTTACCTCTCATTTTACTAGCTAGTGTAGCCTTTTTAATAGCTAAATCCAATTCCTCTTGAGTAGCGTGTTTGAGATAACCGGTAGCCGCCTGAAGCTGATGCATATCCATAAGATATTTAGTGCCGTCTTTTCTTGTAACTTTTACATATCTATGTTTAAAGTTAGGGTCGTTTACATCTTCTGGCGATAGCCCTGCTTGCTTAATAAGTGGCAAATCTCCCTGAGGGTCCACCATATCTACTCTAGCTAAGTCGGGGTAGAGATTTTGAAGTACTCTATTACCTTGAATTGCTCTATTAATATGCTCCACATCTCCATCTGCGTTATAAGCCCTAAAAGCTTCATAAGTATCCTTCTTAGCTAGCTGATTTAAAGCGTCCTGAGTCTGCTGTTCCAAAAGCTGCATCTTCAATTCATATTGGTGCTGAACATCATCGATAGGAGGCTTAGCTGCTAGATTATACTGCGCCTCTTGAAGCCTTAAATCCATTAAAGCTTTTTGCTGCTGTGCTCTTTCCCTTTCTCTCTTAAGTTGCTCCCCTTGCATCATACCTGATACGTAACCTTTTAAACCTGCAGCTATTCCATTAGCTATTCCTGCACCTGCCATATTCGCCATTACCTACTCCTTATTTAGACTGCAAGTAACTGTTCATTGCATACGCTTGCATACCTTGACCAATTACATTTCCAAAGGAGTTCCAAGCTTGCGCTTCTTGCTGCGAAGCTTGTAGGAATCTTTGACCTTGTTGATTTGCTTGATTTTGTAGTACACCAATCTGATTGTTGTACGCATTGTTGATATTACCTTGAATACTAGTTCTTTGACCTAAGCCCAAACCTAAAAAGTTCATCTGAGACTGAGCTACCTGATCCTCTGCCATAGTCCTAGTGTTAGCCATGCTTTGAGCTTTAGCCGCCTCTAGTGAGGTCAAGCTAGCCGCTTCGATACCACTACCTGACAAACCTCTCTGCGCTAGTGTACGCTGAACATTCTCACTGCTCTTCTGATACTCTCTTTGAATATTTTGCAGCCCTAAAGAGGCAAATTTGTCGGGGTCTAATCTATTGTAGTATTCTCCCAAATTATGCTCAGTATCGCCATATATAGCTTTCCAGTCTGCATATTGTTGCTCGTTAAAATCTTGTTGCCGCATAGCGACTACGTACTCTCTCTGCGATGCCCTATCCTGAGCTGCCGCTGAAGCATCAGCAGCGTCACCTGCTGCGTTTGCTGAAGCATAGGAAGTAGCTGCACCTATAGCTGCCGAACCTAGTAATGCTGCTCCCATTGAAATTGCCATCATATCTCCTTTATATAGTTATGCTCTATCAACCTATAACCCATTCGTTGATATATAGAACCTACTTTAGCAGGCTCCTGAGATTCTAAGCTAATCATAATAACCTTAGAAGCTCCCCTATCAGCTGCCTCTGCTTCAAACTTTTTCAGTAATCTAATTGCTAGCGATGTATTCCTATACTCAGGCTCTACCCACCAACCTATCTCCTGAGCTACTATCATAGAAGGATTAAGAAAATGAGGGTATAGTATACCTAGTATCACTCCTTTACCCTCTTCCTGCAAAGCTATTACGTTGTTGTTACTTATAAGTTCCTCAGCCAATTCATTTATATTATCAGCTACTGGGATATCAGCTCCGTTCAAAGGAGCAAATTTCTTCATTACTTCTGCGATATACATACATACTCCTTATTAACATTTTACTCTATTAAACCTTAAACTTTCCTTAGAATGTTAGATAATCTTAAAGCTTCCAGCATATTGTTCAGGGTAGCTTGTAAATCTTGAATTTGATTTGCCAACTCTTGCAGCTCTTCTTTAGTGTAATCATCACTGGCAACTACCACAGGCAAAGATATATCAGCTATTCCATCCTGTTTAGGGTTACTAGTATAAGCTTGGTCCTCTATAAATTTTTTGTATACTAGAGCTTTGTCGTGCTGCAAATCATAATTCTTAGCGTATTGCAGAGGAGCTTCAATAAGCCTACTGCCATCCAGTTTTACATATGTAGAACTCTCCTTACTCAACTCCTCTACTATATCAAATAGATTTCTTGCTGTAACTTTAAACTCCTCATCTGTAGTAAATCCTTCACCCCCTCGATTACCGAAAGCTTCATCTAACTTCTCTATAAGCAACTCCAAGAAGCGACGCAGAGTAGCCGGCTCATCTACATTATACGGTACCTTTATAAATGTACTATTTGCCATTTTGTCTACCTACTATCTTATACTCAATTTCGTGCACCTTACCTGTACCCTGCAGAGCTATTTTAAGTTTATATCCTCGTTGAAATTGCTGAGGTATAGCTATATCAGCAACTGCGAAACTTTCACTTTCAAGCTCTAAATCAGCTACCTTCAAATCATCGATATATAGGCTCCCCTCTATATAGCCTTCATATGCTACATAAAAATCATTGTATAGCTTATGTACGGTAGCTGCTCCATCTACTAAATCCCCTGAAATATAGCTCCACTCTACAGGCTCTCCTTGAAATAGTTTATATAGGTAACCTTCTTTATATCCATATAGTTCATCTTGGTACTTTTCCATATACTGCAAGTTAAAGTCTAGAGTGTAAAGACTGTTACCATACCTAAAATCTAGAGCTAGCATACCTTCACTATGTAATACATAGTACACTTCATCGTAAACAGCAGATTGCTCTATTCCTTCCAGTACAAGCTTACCCAGCTGGAACTGTGTCACTACTTTAACTTCACCTCCTACTGTGGCACATAGTCCATCATTAGACGCCCAAATTAAACTATTCTGAGCGTATTGAATAGACTTATGGCTTAAACAGCCTTGCTCTCCACTAACTAAATGTTTCACAAAAGTGGAGGAGTTTGTACCAGTAATTATATATGTTTTAAGTTTTGTAAAGATTATAAGCCCATTAGGCACCACACCTATACCTGTGATGTCTGCATCGAAATCTATAAAATTATACTCAGACCAATAATTAGGATTACCTATCTCACTAAAGCATAACTTATCTTTCAGAGCTCCAAAGAATATAGCGTAAGCTTCTGTCAAGTAGAGTAGCCCTGTAGGTGCTTCTTTGTTATTAAAACTATCCAGTATATAACCATCAATATCTACATCTGCATAATTGTCGGTTAATCTAACTGCTGTCGTTGTTAACACTCTACTCATTACGGTCAAAGTCCCACCCATACGATATAATTGTTTATGCGTTACTTGCTCGTCTGAAGAGGACTCTAAACCTTCCACATAAACTATACCGTTATTAATATCCACCTCATCGGAATATTCAGAAGGTTGGGACTCTGTGCCATCTTCTTCATTGTAGTAAGTATAGCAGTACTGATATATACCTGATAGATACTTCTCCTCAGGAGGTTTTACTTCTCCACTTATTTCGTAAGTATCATCAACCTCGGAAATCTCAATAAACTCATCTTCGTACTTTCTATACAGTTTAACAGGCTTGCTTGCTGTCGCTCCCAACGTAATTTTATATGTCTTTTCCTCTGAAGATAATGTCAAATATCTAAACTCTTGATGTCTAAGTTCTGTATCCTCATCATATACATCATAAGCATAATCCATAAAAGCACCTAACGGAAATATCTCCTTCTCGGTAAGTACCTCATTAGAAGATATATCCAAAGTATCATCCGTATAATCGTCGCTAGTGCTACCTACTAACCTATATTCGTCGTTGTACTTTCTGTATATATAGACTGTACCTTCCACTCCTTCAAAAGAGCTAATCTTCAGTGCACTATCTCCATCGTTTACAGTAGCAGTTACTTCGTAAGGTTTAGAAGTTATCCCCTCCTCCTTATTTATAAACGCATACTCATACTCACCTGGAGTCAGATCTCCTCCTGAAGTACTTTCAAATTTAGCATACTTAACATTGGGAATAGTATGAGCTTGTGGTTCTTCTATAGCATCAAATGTCGGAGCTTCTGTAACTGTAAGCTTAAGTTTATTGCTAGGTTTCACAATACCTAAACGTCTAATATCTTTACCATCGTACTTTTTAGGATATGTACCTTCTTCAGTCCACAGCAGCAGGTCTCTGTACTCTAAATAATCTCTATAATGGATAGAGCTAAACCATTCACCTCTCCAGCCATAGAAATACTTATCACTTTTAATGTTCGTAGAAGATAACCCTTTAATAGGCTGCAAAATGCCTGCGGTGATGTCTACATTATGCAGCTTTACCGACTCCGCAGGATTAATTAGTTGAGGAGCTAATCGAGTGTTTAAGCCAGCTGTAAAAGTTCTTAACTGCATAACTTATCCTTTAACTAAATAGAATAACAGACCTATGGAACCAGTAACCATAGCTCCGATCAATGTTCTAGAAATCCAAATAATGTGCTTTTCCACCTTATCTACTCTCGAAGCTATAGCTGAACTGTTTTGAATACTTAGCTGTAACGGAGTACAACCTACATCTTGCACCTGTTTAATATCCTTAATTCTGGCATGTACCCTATTAAAACTATCCTTTGTACGGTTCTCTATGTTTGTGATCTTTTCCAGAATCAGCTCCTGCTTACTCATAGATACTACGATAGAATCCAGTTTCATATTCGATTGCTTAGCCTCCTCTGCCAGTGTATCTATCGCTTTGGCTACAGTCTTTAGAGCTTGGTCGTGCTCAATGATAACTTCTACCATTTTCTCTTCTGTCATGTACAATCTCACACTAAAGATGTAACTGTCAATGTGCTGTGACTACTAATTTCTACATCACCGAAACTATAAAATTTATACTCACTTAAATCTTCGGAGTCTTCATCAATAGTGTAGCTGCCTGGTCTTACCTTAACAGGTAAGCCTAAACTCGCTGCTTTAATGTAGGTATTCTGCATATTTAAGTCTCCAAACCACTCAGCTTCCACTTCCTTACATTCCCGAATATAGCAACCTTTGTTACTTAGAGAGTCGTAAAGCGAAGCAAATATAGTACCTTCATTAGCTTCTTCTTTAAGCTTTTCTGCATCGTATACAAATAACCCTCCTCGGGATGAGTCGGTGACATATATTGTATAATATATTTCATTATTAGCAGCTTTAAGCTCATCAATTGTAGCTACCACTCCAATTTTAGCCTTTAACACCTCTCCTATAGACTTAAAATCATCCCTGCCAAATTTACCTTCAAAAGGAATACTTTCAGCATTAACTTTTGTGATAGTTTTGATACCTCCAGCTCTCTGTTGAGTAACTGTAGACTCTCCTGAAGCATCCAACAATAAATCTTCTGCTCCCGCCAACTGTTTACTAATAATTCTTTGACCCGCCATTACAATCCTCCTCTGTATTTTACTTCATAATTTTTACCTGCACGCACAAAATCATGCATATCATCTTTAATGGCTTCATTTAATTCCCTCATGTAGAATTGAAGCTCCTCATTACCAACTTGCCTATTCATAGTATCCATATCATCACGCAAAGCTTTACCCACTATATAATATTTTAACGCTGTATCGAAGGAACTATCTATCTCAAGTTCATCATCTAGACTTTTAATGGTAGAAGGTTTCTTAGTATAATACACAATTAGTTTAGTGTCAGACTCAGTAATATCGGTAATCTCTCCCAAGTCTGAATTCATATTCTCCACATCTATATCATCATCCTGAAAGCTTACAACTACACCATAATCAGAAGAAAATTCAAAATCAGTCAAGTCAGATACAAACCCATAGGTGCTATCTCTAACTAATACATCCTTAGAAAGGTCAGTAATTGCGCCTACTACTCCGTAATCGCTATCAAGCTCGAAATCGTACTCAATTTGACCTATATAATTGCCATCCTCATCATATACATTAACAACCAATTTACCGTCAGAAGTTACACCGCATGTAGGGTCTAGTGGACAAGTAGAAGTAAAACTATCTCCTTCCTCACCATCGACCAAGATACCAAAATCGCTATCGGGTTGATATGTGATATCCTCTAAATAGCCTGCATTTTTAAATTCGTACACAGCTAGCTTTTCTACATACACTGGAATCTTGTATGTTTTGAGGATATGCCGATTACGTCTATCTATGACAACATTTATAATCTCACCTTCCTCAACCTCCCATATAGGGTTTCGCTCATCCAAATCCTCATGGTTGGTTAAGTCCACTTTTCTATCATCTACCAGTACCCTGGTTAGCTGAAGTAAATCTTCGGGTAGTTTATATGTATTTTGCCCTTCAATAACATATATAACAGTCTTAGCTCTAAGTAGCTTCGCTCTTCTAACTATATCTTTCTGTGCCTCATCTAAAAGTCTTAAGAGTCTATCGTCTGACCATCTTTGGCCTTTTGGGTCTGATAGAGAATCTCTAGCTCTTAGGAGTATGTCTGCAATTCTGCTCAATTTATTCTCCTTTCAAACTAGTTAAGGTAACCCTCCTAGGAGGGCTACATAACTAGTCTGTATACTCACCAGATAGCTTATCCAGCTCAATATACTCAACAACCAAACGAACTGATCCGTCTCCTCCAGGTGCAGTGCTTCCAGGTTTAATACTTACAGCTCCTCCTGTATCAAAGTATACTGCCGCATCTTTTTTATCTACACCTACTGCATCTACTTTAAGCTCATCTCCGATGACTGTACCATCTACCTCTACATCCATAGTAGCTCCACTTGATGTATCAGCCTCTTTAGTTACAATAGCTACACTAGTAACCATTACATTCTGAGGAAGGTTAAACAGTACATTATCTTCTGTAGGGCAAGCATCTCCTATGCTTACACCTACACCTCTCTTCTGGTTGTTCAATCCTACTCTTCTAAGATCTGCCATCGCTTACTCCTTACACTTCAACATCTACAACTACAACACCCCAGTCAAGGTTAGCTACTTTCGCAGCTTTGTAGTCACCATTCTCTGCCAGAAGCTTAGTCTTCTTGACATTCATCCAGAACTCCATCGCGGACTCAGATTTGATTCCGAAGTCTTCCGACTCTTTCCACTTATAGTCAGGCATCTTACCGAACGCCATTTGCAGCGCACCAGCTCCAAGGATAAGTCCACGAGACTTCAAGTCTGAGCTATAATCAAATCTAGGCTGTCCTGTCCACACTTTGTTAGTTACATCATACTGACGAAGACCTGCAACTTCAATATCTGAACTGTTCAATCCCCAAGGATTACCACTATCTGTCTCACCGAAGAAGTTATCCCACTCAACAATAAGAAGATTACCCAGTTTACCGATGATACCGGAAATCGCACGGTTGTTGTTACCTCTTACGTCACCTTGATATACGAGAGACTGATAACCAGCAGACTTTTTAAGTTTACCTGCCATAGCCGCATCTACTGCAAACAACCAGATTTTTTGTCCGTTAGCTGTTTTAAACGGCTCAGGAGGTCTACGAGTACCACCAGTTGTGAAACCTGTACCAGTTTTAAGCTTAGTCTCGATGTCAGTCAAGCTATTGATATCGAATGTACTTCCGAGGTCAATAGTATGTGATGGTGCCTGTCCCAGATTACCTTGTGCAGCATCGATCAATGCCTGGTCTTTGAAACGGATGAAAAGATCGGCCAGTCCTGCTCTACTGTTGCTGTGTTGTGTGATGCTCAAGTCGCCAATGTTTACACCATCAAATGCATCACCGTTGTCCACAACGAGTCTGTAACGCTCAACTGTAATCTTGTCACTGAACTTTTTCTTCTGTTCACCTTTACCAACTGCTGTATCTTTACCTTTAATAGCTCTGTTAGACAGATTACCATCAAAGTCAAATACTACAGTATGCCCATCTGATGCATTCAGGTTATTTGCCTGATAAACGATTGCATCTTTACTGTTACCCATATAGGGACCAAAGATAGATTTAGATGCGCCCTGGATAAGTCCTTCACGCAGCCATTTCTTTCTCACCAAATCGCTATTCATATCTACTACTGCTGTAGCCATTTATTGCTCCTTAGTACACTTCATTTTGATATGAGGCTACAATGTCCTCACTCACCGCATGTTCTGAAGCAGTATCTCTACCGCCCACTTTACCTAAATTCACCTGTTTAGGAGGTTCTTCTCCTGCAGCTACTTTCTTAGGTGTGGTCAGATAACCGTGTACCTCGTCAAGAAATTCTTCGAAGCTAATTTCGCCATTCTCAAGCTTCTTGGTGATGCGTGGAGGGATGTCGTTAGCGATAACTTCATCGTCAATATGCACCTCCGGATGTGCTTTCTGAAACTCCTCCAGCACTTCCAATCTATGCTCAAGTTCAGCTTTTGTCTTAGCCTCGTTTGTAGCTTGGTTAAGGGCCTCCAACTTAGCTTTTTTGGCTTCCTCTTCAAGTCGGTTAACCTCTTGTCTCCATTTGTCAGGGTCTTGGAACTTGAGTTCTTCAAGCTCATCAGTCTGCTTCACACTCAAGTCAAGCTGCAGAACTTGTTTTTCCAAAGCTTCGCGCTCAGCTTTAAGCATTTTAAGCTCTTGTCTTGACTTAGTGTAGGCAGCTTGAGTGTCGCGTCGACGCTTTTCAGCTTCCTCATACTTAGCTTTCCAATCAATTTCCTCTTGTGTTTCCGTACTCTGACCTTGAGACTTCTTGTCAAGGGTAGCAGCCTTTTCCTCTGGATTACCCGGCATATTTAACCTCCAATACATTATTTTAGTACATTATAGCATATTTAACCTTAAATTAAGCTTAAATAGATTATAATTACTAAAAGTAAGGAGTAGGCAATGTCATACAGAAGAATCGACTCAAAACTTGCTGCAGCTATAAAAGCCGAATATATAACCGGTAATACCGATATTAGAATGCTCGCAGCTAAATTTAATGTTCGTGAATCTACTCTCAAAGCTCGTATCTATAGGGAGAGTTGGGATGAGATATCGGATGATGAAAAGGTAGAAATTTTAGCTTCCTTGCCTGTTGAAGAGGTTAAGGAGAAAGCTCCTCAATTTGATTTAGATATACAGAAAGCAGTTGAAGGTGTTGAAGGTCTACAGAAGTTAGATGTAACGCTTCAACTTCAAGCGCAAGCTATTCTTGATTTAGCTAATACTAAGCTCTCGGTCGACAGCTCCGTAGGTGAGCTAAAATCAATTCTCGACATCAACATAGCTATCCGCAATGCGTACTTTAACTCTAAAAACCCAAGCGTTGTAGTTAATAATAGTACAGCTATATCCAATACAAGTCTCTCGTTCTTTGAAGGAGTGAAGCGCAATGAAATCTAACATAGACTGGTCAATCATTGATGCTGTACCTGCTACAGATGAAGAATTCATTCAGCTCCTTGGTTCCAAACTCTGGAGAATGAATAACCTGTACAAGGTTATCAATAAACAAGGTGACCTGGTACTATTTAGAATGAACCCACTACAGAAAAAGGTAGCGGAGGTAAAGCACAACCGTAAAATTATTCTAAAGTCTCGTCAGGTCGGTATCTCTACATATCACCTATTATATAACCTCGACGAAGCTATATTTAATGAGAACTTAACCAACGGTGTCATGGCTCAGGGTCTTGATGAAGCAGCTGAGCTATTAGAGAAGTGTAGAGTAGCGTGGGATAACTTGGACCCTAAGATTAAAGAATTCCTCAGCATTAAGCTAATTACAGATAACTCCAAAGAGTATGCCTTTAGTAACAACTCGAAGCTAATGATTCGTACGTCGTTCCGTTCCGGTACTCTGCAGAACTTGCATATCTCAGAGCTCGGTAAAATCGCAGCTAAGTTTCCTGACAAAGCTAAAGAGCTCAAAACTGGTACTCTTCAAGCCATCGGTGGTAAGCGTAGAGTAACTATTGAGAGTACTGCTGAAGGTAAGTCAGGCCTATTCTATGAAATGTGGAAAGTAGCCGAGAATCATCAAGGTCCATTTTCCGAACTTGACTTTGCACCTATCTTCATCTCTTGGACTGAGGACCCTGATTGTAGGCTCGAAGAGAGGCAGCTTATTCCTAACAAACTTGCTGAATACTTTACCAAAGTAGAAGATGAGCTCAGTATTACGCTCGATAAAGAACAGAAGTACTTCTATGTAGCTAAGTATAGAGAGCTTGGTGACGATATTACTCAAGAGTACCCTTCCACACCCGAAGAGGCATTCCAGGCTGCTCGAGATGGTACTTATTATGCTAACCAGATGCGTCGCATACGCAAGCTTGGACGCATTGTAGAGAATCTCTATGACCCTAACCTCAAAGTTCACGTAGCTATGGATTTAGGTATGAACGATGACTTTACCATGGTATTTTACCAAGTATTTAGAGGTGAAGTACGTATAGTAGATGAATATGTGAATAACGGTGAACCTATAGCTCACTATGTAAATATTATGCGTAGCAAAACCTACGATTATAGTCACGTTTATGGCCCTCATGATCTTAAAGTGAGGGAGTTAGGCTCAGGTAAAAGTAGGCGAGCTATATTTAGGTCTCTAGGAGTCAACATTAGAATTGTTCGTAACGTACCTATACTGGATGGTATTGAACATGTTCGACAAATGCTAACTAATACTTGGATAGATGCAGGATGTACAGAGGTAATAGATGCACTGGATAACTATACTAAGGAATGGGATGAGAAGCGTGGAGTTTGGAAAGATAAGCCTCTTCATAATCAGTATTCTCATATGGCTGATGCTATTAGGTATGCTTCACTTACTGATGTTGTTGACACTACCTCTGATAGCCCTCTTATCAAGTCTTCCTCGCTACCGAAGCCTAAGAACGGGTTAGACCTTTAACAAAATTAAGTTATTTAACACTTTTTTGGGCCTTCTATAATTTTCTTAGTTTTCCTATAGATTACCTTAAAAGTGTTAAAAGCGTTGCAAATTTAATTTAGCTAAATGTCGGTCTACTCGGAATACGAAAAATTTTTTTATTTAGTTTACGCTTTAGATATAGGGTGCGTGGAAAGGGCCCTGCCTGTGGTTCTCTTAGTTAGTTTAAAGTCTGCTCTTGTGTAAACACGTCAGCTTTAGGTGCTGCGTAGCTACGTCAAATTTAGGTGCTGTGTAGACACGTCAAATTTTCGGGTTTGTTATATATAGGTATATGGGCCATCAAGGGCGCCGCGGACTCCCTCCACCATCAAACAACACAACCAACCCCAACACCAACACAGTAAAGTAAATAAACTTAACTTACACTCCAACAGTCAATAAACTTAACCTACCGGGCTTCGATAACCAAATTTTACCGTTCTAATGTAAGTCAATTAGATTGACTTTCCTAATGTAAGTTCGAATAGTTTACTTATTCATAGTAGTTCGATATTAAGAAAACTTTAACATTAGATTAACCTGTTTGTAAGGAAAGTTTGGCTATTTATTTTCATTAATATAAGGGTTTGAAAGAAAATGAAAATTTTGTTCTAATTTAAGAAGAATTTAAGCATTGTTATATTATAATGGTCGTATAAGAAAAGAAAGGAGAACAAAATGAAGACTAAGACGAAAGAAAGAGATGAAAGATTATATCTCTTATATATTAGCGATATAGAGGCGATGAATACTATACTACCTACTGGAGTATATATCATTAGAGACCAGACTCATATTATAATGTCAGCAGAAGACTTCGAAGAGTTCGAAGAACTAATCTTAGACTATGCGACATATGAGATAGAGAAGGTTATATTCTTAGAGGGTTAACTAAAGTTTAACCTTCTATAGAGTATAATACTCTTATAACTAAACATAAAGGATGAACAATGTTGATGATGGATATTAACACACTTGCTGAATACTTAGCGGATAACTATGAATGGGAGATGGAACTAAATGAAGATTCTGTCACTGTGTATGCTGAGGATGTAACTGTAGGTGAAATACTCGAACTATGTAGTGAAGTAGAGAACATTAATCTGTTCGATATAGATTATCCAGAAACTTTCAAAATCGGTCTTAGTTTAACAAAGGTTTAAGGAAAGGTAGAGGATACTATGGTATCAATCGTCAAAGAGCGGTTGATATCATCTTAATGAGTTTGATTAAACAGTCGCCAACTGTTTAACAAAATTCATTACTTAAGGAGTAAATTATGGCAACTAAAACATATGCATTGAGCAAAACTAAGGTTAGAGAGATGATTGAGTCGGCTTTCGGTAAAGAAGGTCAGGTAGATGTGAAAGATGTAATCGCACTATTCGAAGGTAAAGGTAAAGGTACAACTGCAGGTTCTACACTTGTGAAAGATGCTGACGGTAATGTTATCGGTAAGAGATGTTCATACTTCGGTGTATATATGCCAATCGAAGAGTTCGGTAAGCGTGGTGAGAATTATGCATATCAATGTAAACTTGCTGAGTCTATCGGTCGTAAGAAGAGAACAGAGATTGTTAACAAGAAGGCTGAACTTGATGAGCAGCTGCAAAATGAAGAGATTACAGTCGCTGAGTGGAAAGAAGCGCTTGCTGAACTCGAAAAGATGAAAGATGAGAAGGTAACTATTACAGATATCGAAGATGCACCTGAGTATTTCGAGACAGCTGAAGAGTTGATTGAAGCGCTATCAGGCAACTAATCCAAGGCGGCCTCTGCGGAGGCTGTCTTTTCTTTGTAAGTCTATTATAATATAGTTATAATATATTAAATCTTAAATTAAAGTTAATAACGACGAAACCATATCTTATTGACTTTAATGTGCGATTTAATGCAATTAATCGTGCAAGCATTAGATTATCTGAATTTGATGCTGTTTCGTGATTTTAAATGAGGAGTATTTGATGATAAAGAATGGTAAAACTATGTTCACTTTTGAGGATAATGTACTTACCTGTAGTAGAATTAGTTGGGATAGTAAGCTGATAACTACAGAGGTGAGGATGGTGAGAGGTGATGCTGCCGAGCTATGGAAATGGATGGAAGTGTACAGCAGCCTGAGTGACGATGAGTTCAAGACGGACGCTAAACTAAATGAGGAGGTGAAGCTGCTCAAAGCTATGCTGCTCAAAGCTATGCTGCAATAACTAATAGCTTTAGACCGACGTATAACTAAAATAAATTTGCAACGCTTTTAACACTTTTTATATAATGTGAAGAAAAAAATAAGAAAAAAAAGAGATAGATAAGGCAAAAAAGTGTTAAAAGTGTTGCATTTTATTTCTTGTAAAACTCGGTCTGAAGCCTACCTAAAATCTTAGGATTTTATATTATAATTACAGCATAATTATAAGGTAAAGGAAGCACCTTGTTGTAACAGCGACTTTATCGAAAATCAGCAAAGCTTTATATTTCGTCCGATATGTGGTTACATAAGGAGGAAATAGAACATTAAGCAAGATTTAAGATATAATAGAATATAATGAAATATAACATTATTTGGAGGTAATATGGTACACGAAGACGAACTATACACAGTGAAACTGGTCGATGAAGTATTCGTACTTGACGGCACAGCAGTCCAAAAGCTGCAGCGGAAAGCTAAGAAGTTACAGGTAGTAACGGAGCCTATTGATACATTAGCTAATGATGTATTAGCTATGCTTGATGAGCTACAAAGCGAGGAAGCTGTCGAAGACGCTAACATATACGCACCGTACAAGTGCTATAAAGATAGCTACTATATTAGCTACAGCGAACTCCTCGATAGCTTGCGAGCCAACTACCCAGGACTAAGCAGTAAGCGACTAACACAAGTATTAGATAATCAAGGGCTGCAAACCTTCTGGGATACTAACTATAGACTATACAGCAAGAAGGCAATGAGATGGATAAAAGTATAAAGCCATTCATCGACAGAGGCTGGTGGACAGTACCACTGCAGGCTATCAAGCGTAATGAGAAGGGCGAGAAGCAAGTAATAGGTATGCCCAACTGGAAGAAGTATACAGAGGAGCGTAACACGCAAGCAAGTCCAGCAGGAGCACTTATCACAGGTAAGAAGAGTGGTGTAATAGTTATAGACATGGACGATGAGAAGACCAAGGAGATAATCGATAGCATAGCTGGGGAGCATAAGACATTCAAGGTGAAGACGCACCGAGGAGCTCATTATTACTATAGCTACGATGCTAAGGTGCAACGCGTGAAGATGCATACGGAGGATATTAGTTTAGATATACAGACTGACGAGGCGCTCATATACCTGCCGACGGAGGCTGCTGAGGGATATACTGTCATAGATGACTCAGATATAGCTCCGATGCCTGAGGCACTAAGAGTGTTCGTGATGGCAATATCCAACGTGCGAGCTAAGAACCAGAAGCAGAAAATAGCTTCGCCTGCGGCAATAGGGACACCGCTCGCTTCACTAACAAAAGGGTCAGAGGCATACTGGAAGAGATTGACTCCGAAGCACTTGCGGCATCTGTCTGCATACAAGAGGAAAGGATATATAGAGCCTAACGATGTACCTGATGGGGAAGGGAACGACTACCTGGTGTCAGTTGCATCAATACTTGCAGCAGACCCTACGATAGACGAGGATGCATACACTGAGCACTTGATGTATGTGCACGACCAGTGGGAGTATCCATGGCCTGATAGTAGGTTCAGAACTCTGCACGATAACTATAGGTCAGGTAGATATGTAGACTTTAACTACGATGATACCTGGGAGGAAGGACTGTACCACTTTAAGGCAAATGGAGATGACTTCATTACTTGGTACGACCCTGTGTTGTTCCTCTATATGATATATAACGAGACTAAGGATAAGCTGACTAAGTTTAAGGATGTGAGTCTCTATACTAAGACGCTGTCAATGCTGATGAGGCAGAGAGTGACAGCTAAGGACTTGTACACAACTGTCAAGCATATAGTAACTATAAGCGACAGAACAAAGCCTGGAGGGTTCTTCGAGGAGAACAACGAGAGCTACTTTAATGAGGCAAGGCTCAACAAGTATCTCAGAATACTACAAGGTGAGTTAGAGCCAGAAGTATATCGCAAGCCAGAGTTTATTCTTAGCTTGATGAAGCACCTCTGGCCAGAGGATGGACACTTTGAGTATATGTTAGGGTTCCTCAGACGGAAGCTGACTAAGTTCGAGTACTCACCTGTAGTTATAGTTCTCTTTGAGCCGATAGGTGGTTCAGGTAAGACACTATTCTTCCACTTCGTGCTCAAGGCACTCGTTGGTGAGGACCAGGTAGCAGAGGTAGGACCGATAGAGTTTCGTGATAAGTACAACAGCTGGATAATTAACTCTCTGTTTAGCTTGCACGATGAGTATGATAAGATGAACAGAGCTGAGGTCACATCGATATCGAAGAGACTGTCAGCGTCTGATTCTGTAGGTGTAAGACCGATGTACGGCGAGGTGCAGACATACAAGCATAGTAATACTCAGTACTATAGCTCCAACGAGATAGCTATAGATATTCAGAGTGAGGACGACCGTCGTTATTTTATCTCAAGCCCGAAGGGCAGCTTAAAGGAGGAAGAATGGTTCGATGTAGCTAATTTTAAACAGAAGATTGCTGACGAGATGGAGAGCTTCGCTTATTATCTCTACAGCGAGGTTGAGGACCTACCGGTTGAGAAGTATACTCAAGCACCTGAGAGTAGGACTAAGAGTGTCTTCGTGTCTGATTCTCAGTCACTCTTGCGAGTAATAGTTGAGAGTATCAGAAAGAAGAAGTGGGATAGGTTCCAGGAGGCGATAGGGTATGAGCCGTTGCAGTGGGCATCGGAGAGTATCATATCTGTCACACATATAGTTGAGGCAATCAATGAGAAGTTCCCGATATCGGCGAATAAGGTTACAAGAGAGCTGCAGCAATATGGATTTATGCCGAAGAGAGACTTCGGTAAGAAGTATGACAAGAACAGAAGCATCTCATACATAGAGCTGCCGAGAGACTCATTCAAAGGATTAGTTATCCTGCAAGGAGATGAATAATGTGGGTATCAAGTTTGAGACCGAGTGATATAGGTAAGTGCTACGAGTTCAGCGACGGAAAGGTTCGTCAGCTGACTGATGTATATGAGGATGATAGTGAGGACTTTTATCATTATACATTCATTAATAGTTACGGTGCAGTAGATAAGAGCTGGCCGTTCAAGATTAACAAGGAGGTTGATTGTGAAGGAAGAGAAGCTAAGAGTGTTACGAGTTCTAAGAACTGAGATTAACACATACACAGCAAGGACGAGACACGAGGCAGCTGAGCAGTATCAGTTAACTAAATGTATAGATAAACTAATCAAACGAGTAAAAGGAGAACGAGATGAGAGTAGAATTATTGCATCATACACCGCTATGGATATGCAGCGAGGCTATCCGCAAAAGTAGAGATATTCAAGCTAAGAGAGATACAGACATCGAAGCTGTACGAGAGCAAGGCATTTATGCTCTAGCTGAGGCAGGTGACAGAGATAAAGAGTTAATAGCTCGCATAGGCAACAAGATGAAGCACAAGTCGGTGCTTGAGCACTTAGTGTATAGCTTCGACATTGACGGAGTAAGTAGAGCTCTGCTACAGGAGCTTGCACGACATAGAATAGCTTCGCTGACTGTCAAGTCTACGAGATATACTCTCAAGGAGCTTAAAGACGAGAAGCCGTTCAATGTAGACATCCCAGCGGACCATCAGCGAGCCTATAAATACATAGTTATGACAACGACATCGTATGTTAACAATACAAACATTAAGGCATTGGAGCAACTTAGACAGCTTCTCAAGCTAAATATAGGCAACGATATAGCTAAGTATAGTTTGCCTGAGAGCTACAGAACAAGCTTGATATGGACTATCAATGCTCGCAGTCTGCAAAACTTCTTAATGTTGAGAAGTCATAAAGACGCACTGTGGGAGATTCAGCTACTTGCTCAGGAGGTATACAATGCGCTTCCTTCAGAGCATAAATATCTATTTAAGGAGTTTTTTAAGTTAATTAGGTTATAATTATATTATAAGAAATGATTTGCAGAGGGCCTCAAATATGAGAGGCCTTCGACAAACCATTTCAGCTGGCGAGGCTGATTGGTTAATAAAATTAACACAAGGAGACATTATGTCATTCATCCAATCGCAAGAAGAAGTTAAGGGTAGTAGCCCTTTCCAGGAGTTTAAGTTCGAAGAGGTAGGTGATAAAATCACTTTCGTATTTGTAGGTAAGAACAAGCGTAACAGTTCAGAGTGGGGGGAGTTCCCGGTAGCAGAAGTTGTAGCGTTCAATCCTGAAGCTAAGTCAATTGACGCAGCTGTAGAGTCTGCAGAGCTTAAATCGTTTGTACTTACTACAGTACTCAACAACCAAGTTGATAACGGACTGATTGTACCTGGTGAAGCTTATACAGTTGAGTTCGTTATGGATAAAGGTGACAAATACACTGACAAGAAGACCGGTAAGCAAGCAAGAGCTAAAGCGAAGCACTTTAAAGTTGTAAGACTTGGTGTACCTACTGAAGCTATTCAGAAGCTTATGGCTCTGGTACCGTCTGCAGTAGTAAAGAGTGAGACAGTTGTAGAGGAGCCAGCACCACAAGCTGACACACCTAAACCAAGAGTATAAACACGAGGCAGGTTAGCCGCCTGCCGCTAAACAAAATTAAAGGACAGATATGTACAAACTAACTACAGAGCTTCCACAGCTCGACAACGACAAGTTTCTGTTTATGGATACGGAGACAGAGAAATTCTTCAGTAACATCAGATTAGTTCAGCTATATCAAGACGGATGGGACAAGGTAGTTATCCTCGATACAAGAGAGGTAGACTTGATTGACATATATATGCACATCAAGGATGCTCACATTGTGTGTCATAACTTCCAGTATGATGCAACCTGCTTCAGAAAAGACTTAGGTAGCTTCGCTACTTTTAAGAATTGGGACGATACATTCCTCGCAGGTAGATTGAAGTTTCATTGGCTTAAAACATTCTCTCTTGATGCAATGCTTGAACATCATTATAGAAGGGATATATACGCTGAAATCGGCGATAAAAAGAAGTTACAGAAGTCGAATTGGTCAAAAGACAAATTGACAGATGAACAGCTTAAATACGCTGCTATTGATGTTTATTACCTTCCAGATTTATGGTATGAGGTAGAGACTGAAACTGAGCAGTTTAGTTATACGCTTGACAAGCTAACTATCAACCATGTGCTCGACTTCCAGTTCAACGGTATGCCTGTTAATAAAAAGTTGATAGCTAAAGCCTACATCGATACTACAAACAGACTGGCCGAGGTAACAGCTAAGCTGCCTGAAGGCTTTAACTGTAATAGTTATCGTCAGGTTAGAGCTTACCTAAACTCTACTGAAAGCGACGACTTAGCTCTGGCTCAGATGGAGGCTAACGGTCAGCAGGAAGCAGGCTGGGTACGCTTGCAGAGAAAGCTTAGAAAGCAACTTACCTTCTTAGACAAGTTCGACCAGCCTGATAATAGAGTAAGAGGTCACTTTAATGTAGCTACTCGTTCAGGTAGATTTAACTGTTCAGAGCAGAACATTCAGCAGATACCTCGAGCATTGAAATGGGTATTCGGTTATACTGAAGAGGAAGGTAAGGCACTAATCTACTGTGACTACGCTCAGTTGGAGCTTCGCTCAATTTGTGCTTTGCTTGGTGAGAGGGTTATGGAGAAGATGTTCCGTGAGGATGTAGACTTGCATATCTATGCAGCGAGTGTTATCTATAACAAACTGATGGACGAGGTCAGCAAGGACGAAAGACAGATTGCTAAGACAGCGAACTTCGGATTGCTGTACGGTGCAGGAGTCAACACATTCCACAAGATTATTCTTACACTGACAGGTAAAGACCTGCCAATGGATGAGGTTAAGTTCATTCGTAATAAGTGGAGAAAGCTATATCCTACAATTATAGCTTGGCAGGAGAGAAACATTCGAGAGTACAGACGAGGGAACAAAACAGCTCGCACAGCTCTGGGTCGTATCTATACTGCTAACATCTTCACTGACTTGAACAATATCCAGAACCAAGGTACGGGTGCTGAGGCTACTAAGCTGGCTCTGCATTATGCTATGGAGAGGCTTGAGGAGCATAAAGACATTAAGATTCTAAACGTCATCCATGATGCGATGATTTGGGAAGCTCCGATTGAAAAGATTGAGGTGGCAAGTAAGATGCTTGGAGACTCTATGCTGGAAGGCTGGACTGAGTTATCTAAAAGCTTGAAGATTAAAGACCTCCCGATGCCGGTAACAGTTACAGCAGGACTTAACTGGGGCAGTATCGAGGATGAGTATATATATAAATATGAGGTGAGTAACTAATGAAGGCATTTTATTTTGACGTCGAGACAACAGGACTCGACAGCAGCAAAGCAGGCCTAACACAGCTTGCAGCTATTGTAGTTATCGATGGTGAAGAGGTTGACTCTATCGCACTGGATATTAATCCCTATAGCTACAAGCGTAAGGTGGATGTGAGCCAGGAGGCTTTAGATGTGACAGGTAAGACAACTAAGGAGCTTAAGAACTATCCAAGTAGTCAGGAGCAGTTCGATAAGTTCATTAGCTTCCTTGACAAGTATATCAACAAGTATGATAAGGAGAACAAGTTCATCCCTGTAGGCTATAACAGTGGCTTTGATATGGGATTTATGAGAGCTTGGTTTGCTGATAATGGGCATAAGTTCTTCGGTAGCTATTTTCAGTATAAAGATGTTGATGTGTTTGCTCTTATTAAACATCTCAGCTTTCTTGGGCTTATCAGCTCACCGAATCATAAACTTGGCACGATGTGTGATTACTTCGGTGTAAGTCTTGGGGATAATGCTCACGATGCTATTGCTGACATTAAAGCTACAAGAGAGCTATATCAAGTATTGGTGGACAAGTATGTTAAGTCTTAAACTGATAACAACGGGACTGTTAAGAGAGCAGCACGACATCATAGGCTACGTTATCAACGATGAGCCTGCTGTACTTATTCAGCCGAAGGACGATACGAAGTTCGACTATGAAGCGATGCACGATATTAATGGACTACCCATTCCGAAGCTTAAAGAGCTTGGTAAGAATAGAGAGGAGAGCCTCAAAGTCTTGGCTAATAGACTTGAAGGTGAAACACTATTGGTATGGTATGCTCCGTTCATTAAGGACTTCTTAAAGAGCGAAGATATTGAGGTGCCTGAGATGATTGACTTATATGTATTAGCTAAGCAGAAGGACTTTAACCCTGCTAACTATACATTAGCTCAGGTATATGAAGAAGCTAAGGTAGATAATCTGTTTGACCTCTATGAGTATCTTAAACAGCTACCAGAACCAAAAAGAGTAAGGAGAGTATAATGTTATACGGTGTAGATTTAGAAGAGCTAAAAGATAAGATTAAGAATGAGGGCAAGCTAAGACTTAGACCTTCGTCACTTCAACAGTTTCTTGGATGTCCATTTCAGTGGTACCAAGCTCAAATCAGAGGGGACTTTCAGAGACCTGCAGCAGCTGCTGTGGCTGGTACGAGTTTGCATAAAGGTGCAGAGATGGGCTATAAGGATAAGATTAAGCTCGGTCAGCTACCTCCGGTAAGCTTTCTTACTGATGTAGTAGCTGAGGAGTGGAAGAAGCTAAATGAGGAGAATGACTTTGAGTATGGCAAAGGTGAAGATTACTATACTTATGAGAATGACCTCATTAAAGGTATGAAAGACTACTATGAAGACTTGATGCCTATCACTGACCCTATTGATGTAGAGAAGAGATACACAGTTAAACTTGACCACCCTGTGTTTGAGGATATCTCAGGTACGCTGGATATTGTTTTGGATAGAGGAGTAGTAGACCTTAAGCATACGAAGCGTAAAACAAGTCCAGATAAGTATGTACTGCAGCAGTCTACTTATACCTGGCTAAGACAACAGAATGGTGAGGTATCTAACTTCAATGAGATTCACAATGTCATTAGAGGTAAAGGTGTAGAGAGACTTGCATTAGCTCCTAAGATTGACTATGCTAAGAATGTAATCAACCAGATTCTTGATGTGACAGAGAAGTTCTACGAGACAGGAGACCCAGCGTTGTTCAGAGGAACTAATAAGTATGCATACTTTTTATGTAGTAAAGACTGGTGTGGCTACTACAGCAAATGCCCATTCGTACAAGGATTGTAATATGGAACTAAAGAACGATAAGTACAAAAACAGACTTGAGCTTATACCTACTGAACTGATTGAAGAGGTAGGTAGAGTATTGACATTTGGAGCTAATAAATATGCTCCCAATGCTTGGCGTAAAGCTAAAGAAGAGGATTATGGTAGATTCGTAGGTGCAGCTATGCGACATCTTGAAGCGTATAGAAAAGGTGAGTATTTTGACCCTGAGTCTGGTCTACCTCACCTTGCGCATGCAGCTACGAACTTAGGTTTTCTGCTTGCACTTGATAAGAAGAATAAGCACTATGCAGGTGCAGATATAGCTAAGTCGTCAGACGTATTTGTATCTGAGGATGAGGTAAATAAACTATGTAGCAAGCTTGCTGCTCATATTAGAACTTATAGCTTCGATAGAGTGGTTCTACATTACATCCCTGCAAGCGGCAAGTATGTAGCAGATAAACTTGCAGAAGCTTTAACTATTCAAGGTGTTAAGCGAGTAGATATAGTAGCTATTGGTCAAGATTACCTTGTTGATGTGCACGGTATTACACAAAGATTTATTGTGGATGATATCGTAGATACTGGTAACACACTCAGAAAGTATATGCCAGCTACTGTGCAGTATCCTATTCTGTCTCTGTTCAAGAGATACAATGCAGACACTAAAAACTTTGATGTAAGAGCGGCAAGAGAGATTATGACAGATGATTATATAACATTTTACTGGGAGGTTCAAGATGTGGAGAATAAGTAAACAATTCGAGTGTGACTACGGTCATAGAGTACATGCGCAGAAACTAAATGCAGAGTATAGCATAGATAACTGCTTGGTATGTAGACACCTGCACGGTCATCGTATGAGTGTCAAGATTGAGCTGGAAGGTGAAACACTTGACGACAGCAGTATGGTGACAGACTTTAAGCACCTTAACTGGTTCAAGCAGTTCATCGATACGGTGATTGACCATAAATTTATCATCGACATTAACGACCCTCTATTTGAGCAGATTACCAATACGCCTAAGTCAGAGTTGATTGATATGGAGTATGAAGGAGCTAAGTTTAAGATAGTTCCTCTACTGGACAATGACCCGATTGGTAATGAGCTAAGAGAGTCATTCGTAGTAGTAGACTTCGTCCCTACTTCGGAGGAGATAGCTCGCTGGTTCTATGATATAGCTTCTAAGAAGATGGCAGGACTTGGAGTCAAAGTTAGTAGTGTTATCTTCAATGAAACTCCTAAGTCTCAATCTATCTATATGGGAGCTAAGTAATGGTACCTATCAGCGAGATATTCTACACACTGCAGGGAGAAGGTAAGTATGCCGGCTTCCCTGCTGTGTTTGTCAGAGTAGGGGGATGTAACTTAACTTGTCCAGGCTTTGGACCTAATGGCTGTGATTCTTACTTCAGCGTAGATGCTAAGAGCTTTAGGCGCAAATGGAAGACTTATAGCGTTGAGGAGCTAATAGAGCAGGTAAACGAGAAGATGCCTAAGTATCCAGCAAGTCTGGACAAGCCTATGGTAATAGTTACCGGAGGAGAGCCTACACTATATGTAGAGCAGCTTGCTTTGTTTGTAACTTATTATGCTACAAGAGGGCACAAAGTTCAGTTCGAAACAAATGCTACGCAAGTAATAGACTTTGATAGGTTGCCTATCTATAAAAGAGTTAGCTTTGCTATGAGCGTAAAACTTACTTGTAGCGGAGAGCCTGAGCATAAGAGAATCAACCTTGGAGCTATCAATAACATACTTAGCTATACAGATGATAGCTTCTTTAAGTTTGTATGCGGCTCTGAGGATGATGTAGCAGAGGCTTCAGAACTATTGAAGGAGGTACCGTACTATGCAGATGTATACTTAATGCCGTTAGGTGAGACATCAGCTCAGCTTGAGCAGACAAGTAGAATGGTTTTTGAGGAGTGTATGCGTCTTGGTTTTAAATACTCAGACAGACAGCATATTAGAATTTACAACGACGAACAAGGAAGATAAGATGAGAAAATACATTAAAGTACACTTAGAGATTGAGGGCCTACATCACTGGGCAAATTGCGATATTGCAGAGGTTAACTATCTTGCAACGCCACACAGACACATCTTTCACATCAATGCAGTGAAGGAAGTAACTCACAATGATAGAGATATCGAGTTCATTAAGCTTAAGCACGAGATGCAATTAGCTATTGAGAATGAGTTCTATGACAAAGATAAGCGTATGTGCGACTTTGGTAACAGCAGCTGCGAGGATATTGCTGAGATGCTCATTCGTAACTATGAGTTGAAAAGCTGTGAAGTTCTTGAAGATGGAGAGAACGGAGCAATTGTAGTAGCGGAGCCTTTACTATGAGTATCAAGTTAGCACATATTAGCCCTTTGGCTACGATCCACGAAGCGCATAGAGCGAGCCAGATTAATCTGGTTCTCGCTCACCTTATAGGTAAAGTAGAAGGCTATGCAGAGTTCTATAAAAGTTCGCCTCTTGAAACTATTATGGATAATGGAGCTTTCGAACTTGGAGAACCTTATGAACCGGAGAGACTCCTTGAGCTCGCTGAGGAAGTAGGAGCTACATATATAGTTCTTCCAGACTATCCTGGCGAGCATTGGGAGAAAACTAAAGAGGCTGCTGAGAAGTATATTCCTATGTTTAAAGAGGCTGGATACAAGACTTTCTATGTACCTCAGTCAGAAGAAGGTGACACGGAAGGCTACTATAAATCTTGGCAGTGGGCGTTGCATAATCCTGACATTGATTTGATTGGATGCTCTATTCTCGGAGCTCCTAAAGCTTACAAGCTTGGTCAGATTGATAGACTGGTAGCACGCTACAAAGTATTAGCCACTTTAGCTAATGTTTACAGCGATGTACTTGTAGGTAGAGTACATATGCTGGGTATGCTTGATACAGTTCAGGAGATTGCTCTGGTTAAACCTTTTCACTGGATTATCAATAGCTGGGATACTTCAGCTGCAGCCTGGTATGGTATTCATCAGAAGAGGGTGCAGGATATATATGTCAAGTTCGATAAACCTGTAAACTTCGATGTAAGAAATGTATCGGCTCATACAATGAGATATGTCGAGGATAACCTTGACTATATGAATCGATTGGTTTAACTCAATACATCCAGATTCTAAGAGGCGAAAACACGGTAAATTACCGTTTTAAAGATTAACTCGATGAAATACTCGAGTTAATCATTCAATCGCTTAAAATTGAATTTCGTCTAATTTAACCTATCTTTAAGGTTAATTAGGATATAATTATAATATAACAACAGAAAGGAGACACTATGACATATAGACGAATGAGTATTCAGGAGGCTACCGATACAGTGCTCAAAGAGAATAACCTCTCTAAGTATCGCTTAGCTAAGTTGCTGAAAGTGCAACCTATTATGGTTTCACATTATCTTGAAGGTAAAGTAGGTTCAGCAAGTGCAAGGATAGCTAAGGTATTCTACGAGCTATTTAACATCCTATTGGATAACTACAACAATCCAAAGGAGCTTGAGTATGACTCCATATAGACATCAAGTGGAGATAGCTACTCAAGCTTTAGCTAAGTTGCGAGAGTATGGTTTAGTGTACCTTGCTATGGAAGAGCGAACAGGTAAGACACTAACAGCTATACTTACAGTCGAGAATAGCTTAGCTAAGAATTGTTTAGTTATCACAAAGAAGAGAGCGCTGGATGGATGGAACGATACTTTAGCTAAGTATAAACCTACCAAGAAGTTTGATGTGATTAACTATCATAGTCTACACAAACTACAGCACGGTGATTATGATATCATAATCTTAGATGAGTCCCACGCTTATCTTAGTAAGTATCCTAAACCAGGAACTATCTGGAAGAATGTAGCTCTATTCACCAAGAAGAAACCTATCATCTATCTGAGCGCAACTCCCTCAGCTCAATCTTATAGCTTGCTTTATCATCAATTCAAACTTAGCAGCTGGTCACCTTGGGCAGCTTACACTACCTTCTACAAGTGGCATAAAGAGTATGGCATTGAGCGTACAAGATTTATCGGAGGGAGACAGTTTAAAGAGTATAACCATACACAGGAAGATAGAGTATGGAATGAATGTAAACATCTTTTCATTAAGTATACTCGTAAGGAGTTAGGCTTCGAACACGAACCTACTGATGAGCTTCATTTCGTTAAACTTACAGATTATACTCGCAAACTATATAGAGAGCTTGAAGAGAAGAGTATCATTAAAGTAGGTGATGTTGAGATAGTAGCAGATACACCTATGAGCACTTTAACTAAACTACATCAGATAGAAGGTGGTACTGTTAAGTTTGAGGAAGAAATTTACGAGTTGGAAAACCAGGAGAAGATCGACTACATAAAAGAGAACTGGGGAGATACTGAAGACTTAGTTATCTTCTATCATTACATAGGTGAAAAAGCTAAGTTGGAGAAGCACTTCAAGAAAGCTCAGATTCTTCAAGCTACTTCATATGCTGAAGGTGTAGATTTATCTATGTATGAGCATCTCGTAGTTTACTCTATGAACTTTAGTACAGCTCAGTACACTCAGCGTAGAGCTCGTCAAGCTAATATGAAAAGAGAGACGCCTATCAAGGTCCATTTCATACTTGTAGAGAATGCCATCTCTCATCAAGTATATAAAACAGTAGCAGTCAACAAGAAGAACTTTGTCGACAAATACTACACAAAAGGATTAGTATGATTACAGTAATGAAAGCTAAAACATATGGGAAAGATGCAAAGCAGTTTGACCCTAAGAAGTACTACATGGTTAGTACTAAGTATGATGGTCATCTTATACAGATTCATCAGCAGGGTCTGTTCACAAGATTCTTCACTTCTAACGGTAAAGAGTTTGAACTACCTATTCAGTTTACTCCTGGCAACTATATCTTGGTAGCTGAGTTTATGTACGGTTGTGAAGGTAAGCTTGGTGATAGAGGGAAGTCGGCTATTCTTACTACTCTCAGAACTAAGTTCGCTAAAGGCGAAGAAGCTAAGATAGATGAGAGTAAGATTAACCTCAAGGTATTTGACCTTGTAAGCGACGAACCTTACGAAGAGCGATATGGACATATCTTAGCTATAGCTCCTAAATGGGCTGCTGTGCATGTTACTATGAGAGGCGATGAAGCTCTTAGATATGCTCAGAAGTTAGCTAATGAAGGTTGGGAAGGTGCGATGCTTAGAGACCCTAAAGGTAAGTACGAGCAAGGTAAGAGAGTTCATCATACTATTAAAGTAAAGTTTAGAAAGACAGCAGACCTGCTCTGTATTGGAGTAGAGGAAGGTGAAGGTAAGTGTGAAGGTATCGGAGCTCTTGTACTTAAAGATAGTGAAGGTAGAATAGTTAAAGTGGGTAGTGGATTAGACTACTCGTCTGATACGAGACAGAATGCTGATAACTATATCGGTAAGATTATAGAGATTGAGTACGAGCAGATTTTAGATACCTATATTCAGCCTGTCTTTAAGTGCATTAGAGATGATAAGGAGGAGTCAGATTAATGCGTGAACAGCAGATTCAAGCTAAGATACAGAAGTATCTGCAAGGTCAAGGATACTATGTAGTTAATGTGATGAAAGCCAGTAGGTCAGGTGTACCTGATTTATTGGTTTGCATAGAAGGAACATTCGTAGGACTTGAAGTAAAGACCGATATAGGCAGACCTACTGAACTACAGAAATATAACATAGCTCAGATTAACGATGCCGGAGGTATTGCTGGAGTGGTTCGTAGTGTTAAAGATGTCGAAGAACTTATAAAGGATATAGTATGAGCTATTGTGTTAAATGTAGAGTCGAGGGTAAGAGAGTCAAGACTTACAGAAAAACTAAATTATGCGAGAAGCATTATAGTGAGGTTAAGTCATTCAAACGAACTGTTATCATACCTCTACGAGATTACTATCATAGCTTGATGGGTAGATGCTACAACGAAAAGTGGCAACTATATAAGACATATGGTGCAAGAGGCTACACAGTTAATGAGGCTTGGCATAACCGAGATGATTTTGTAGCTTGGGGTAAGTCTCAAGGATACAAGAAAGGTAAGAAGCTTAAATTGAAGGAAGGAGCTAAAGAGTATGGACCAGACACCTGCTGCTTCGAATAAGTTTGACAAGGTTATGATGAGTACAGCAAGTCTGTGGGCTAAGCAATCTAAATGTAAACGCCTACAAGTAGGAGCTGTATTAGCTAAAGAAGGCCGCATCTTATGTATCGGCTATAATGGTACGATATCAGGAGCACCTAACAAGTGCGAAGATGAGAACAATAAAACTATAGAGGAGGTTGTACATGCTGAACAAAACTTGATTAGCTTTGCTGCAAAGGAAGGTATAGCAATGAGAGGTTGTACTATATATATTACTCATAGTCCTTGTATTATGTGTGCTAAGCTACTTATTCAAAGTGGCGTAGATAGGGTGGTATATGGTACAGAATATAGAGATTTAACAGGCGTAGAGTTTCTACGCAAACATAATAAGGAGGTTATTCATTATGACTGATTTTGGTTTAAGTATGCTCCAGGAGAGATACTTTCTGCACAATGAAGATAAGCCTGAACAGCTTTTCAGACGAGTAGCAAGTATCATCGAATATCCTGAGATGAGAGAAAGAATAGTTAGCTATATGGAGAAAGAATGGTTCATGCCTTCAACTCCTGAATTAGCTAACCTTGGTTCGGATAGAGGTTTACCTATTAGCTGTTTCCTGAATGAGGTAGAAGACAGTAAAGAAGGTATCTTTGATGTATATATGGAGAACTTTCACCTTGGAGCTGGTGGAGGTGGTATTGGTACAGACTGGTCAGCAGTTCGTGAGATTAATGCTCCAGTAGGTAAGACAGGTACATCCTCAGGTATTATTCCATTCATTAAGGTATCTGATAGTTCCACACTTGCTGTATCTCAGGGAGGTTTGAGAAGAGCTTCGCAGGCAGTGTATCTGGATGTAAGTCACCCAGAGATTGAGGAGTTTATCGAAGTAAGAAAACCTACTGGTGCAGACCTTAACCGTAGATGCTTAAATATTCATCACGGTGTAAAGCTAAGCGATGAATTTATGGAGGCTGTGAAGAACGACAAGCCTTGGAACCTTGTATCGCCTAAAGATGGTAGAGTAGTTAAAACTATATCGGCTTTTGATTTGTTTGTCCGTATACTAACTACTCGTATTGAGAATGGTGAGCCTTATATCTTCTTTACGGACAATGCCAACAAGTACCTACCTGATAGCTATATTGAAAATAGAGTAGGTGTAACTATGAGTAACTTATGCACAGAGATTATGCAATATACTGATACAGACCGAACTGCTGTATGTGCACTCGCAAGTGTAAATCTCCTTAAGTGGGATGAATGGAAAGATGATGAGATGTTTCTCTCTGATGTATTATACTTCCAAGATACTGTGTTGGATGTATTCTTAGCTAAAGCAGACCCTGTAAAGTATGCTAAGGCCATCAAGTCTGTTAAGGAAGAGAGAAATGTAGGTATCGGAGTAATGGGTTGGCATAGTCTGCTTCAGAGTAAACTAATTCCATTCTCCTCAGCTATTGCTTCAGGCTTAAATAGAAAGATATTCCAACATATCCACGACAAGCTAAATGAAGCATCTAAGCAGCTTGGAATACTTAAAGGTACTCCTCTTATGGGTAGTGGTAGAAGAAACAATCTAATGATGGCTATTGCACCTACAAGTAGTATCTCTATCATCTGTGGAGAAGTATCTCCTGGTATCGAGCCTGAGTTAGCTAATGTATATATGCACAAGAACATAGCTGGTACTACTGTTAGATATAACCAGCATTTAGATAGATATCTTAGAGAATACACTATGCAAAATGGTCTCGATGAAGCTTGGGTTGAGGCTCAATGGAAAGCTATAGTTCTGGATGAGGGCTCTGTGCAAAATCTTGACTGGATGGATAGTCAAATCAAGGCAGTATTTGAGACTGCTTATGAGATTGACCAGAGATGGATTATCGAACATGCATCAGTTCGTCAGCCTTGGGTAGACCAGGGACAGAGTGTGAATATCTTTCTACCTGGAGATATACATAAGCAGTATTTGTTTGATATACATATGATGGCTCATACTAAAGGCTTAAAGTCATTATACTATTGTAGAAGTACCGCTCCTCAAAAAGCTAAGATTGGGGATAAGGTAGAGCGTGAAGTTATCCAGCAGTATGACGAATGTTTGAGTTGTCAATAGTTTAACTCAATACATTCGGATTCTAAGTTACGAAAACGCAGCAAATTACCGTTTTAAAGATTAACTTGATGAAATACTCGAGTTAATCATTAAACGGCTTAAAATTGGATTTCGTCTAATTTAACCTTTCTTTAAGTTTAATTAGGCTAT